CCGCCCGGTACCACCTGTCGCCGTTCAGTCCAACGCACGGCAGGTCCTCGCAGGGCTTGTCCTTGCCCCAGATCAGCTTCTCCGGCGCGGTGTCGATCTCGCACTCGGTGATGATCGCGTCCGACAGGCGCAGCGGATAGCGGTCGAGGTCGGACAGGCTGGTGTCCAGCATGAACTGGAGCGAGAAACCCGAGCGTCCGAAGGACATCTCGCGTTCCATCAGGTCGATCTCGGAGAACCGCTGCGGATCCGTCGGCTTTCCGACGAGCTCCGGGTTCTTGTCGAGCTTGTCAGCGATCATCGGGGCGAGTCGGGCCCCGTAGAACTCCCTCAGCCGTGCCTCCGGGTACCGAGCAGGCCAGATTCGGACCTCGTATCCGCGCTCCGGCAGCGATGCGTACAGCGATGCCTCGGTCTGCGGTGTGCCGAGGTAGACCACGCGGCCGTCTGGCTTGAGAACAGCGTCGAACTCCTTCACGGACTCCGACAGCTTGTCACGCATTGTCTGCGTCAGGCTGTTGTTTGCGCTTTCCACATCGTCCGCGACGATCAGGTCGGCGCGGCTTCCCGTGATCTGCGAGGTGATCCCCTTGCTCACCACGCTCGGGCTCTGGCTCGGCGGGGCTAGGCCCACATCGAACGCGATCTTCGACTTGCGCTGGTCTTCCCTCGGGCGCAGGTGGTGCAGGATCTCCATCGACTCGATGATCCGCAGGGTGAAGGTCGTGAAGTCGTCCGCCCTCTGCTTGCTGCTGCTGACCACCAGAATGTTCTTGCTCGGATCGAGCAGCAGCTGGTGGATGACGAACGCTGAGGTGACGAAGGACTTCCCGACTCCACGAAAGGCTTCGATCACGCATCGGCGGGGTCCGTTCTGCAAGTATGCGGCTAGGTCGTACTGGACTGGGGTGGGTTCCGGCAGTCCCAAATGCTGCCAAGTCAGCCAGAGAAAGTTCCGAAAGTCCTTGAGGCGGGGGTCGATTTGCATTGGCTTTCGTTTCTAGCCCCGTGGATGGCCCGCCAAGGCGTTTAGATTGCTGTATAGGGTGTCCATAGGGTCGAAATCAGAAGGTCTGTAATGCGATCCTAGACGGCTTCTTGGGCTTCATCGAAAGGCAGGGCTTGCGACAGCCTCAGGATGGGAGTGCCTTGGGAGGGGGTGGCGTTGACCCCGTTGTCCTTGAGCAGCTGTCGAGCCACGCCAAGGTCCGCGGCAGTCGCTTCGCCGGACTCGATCTTGTCGATCAGGTTCTGGGTCAGCAGCTGGTGCAGTTTCGCCATCAGTTCGGGATCGGTCATGTCAGCCTCCTGCGAAGTAGAACTCAAGGCGAACAACATCACCGACGGCTTCGCCTGTCTGCGTCAGGTTTCCACTCTTGGTAAATCGGACGGTTCCCGCAGCTACTCCAACCGTTTCGGTCAGGAACAACTGAGTCAACGGTGTTCCGCGTGTTCGATTGATGTAACGCACAAACCCACCTGTTCCGTAGATGGTCAGGAAGTTCGCAGGATTACCTGAGTAGATAAACCCAAGTTTGATCTCTAGGTATCCGTTGGTTGCTCGGTACAGGCGGGCAAGATTTGCGTTACCCGGGTGGAACACAGGCTGTGATTGATCGAGAACGCCAAAGGAAGTACCCATGTCGAGTTGGTAACTTCCGATGTCGGTAAACCCCGTGGTCGAGTTTGTGCTTCTTGCCGCGATTGTTCCGGTCAGCGTGAAGATGGGATTGCTTGTAAATCCAGAAGCGACATCCGTCGCGCCTTTGTCGAAGTGGGGCAATGCCTCATCCTGAACTAGAACCTCGCTTAGTTTCTCGGTGTCTGCGACTAAAGGTGTTGTACTGCCGCTGAGATTCTTGAGAAACGCAGCGCGTCGAATCAGGTTCATCGTGGATTCCCCGTTAGGTAGACCTTCAAGATCATCGCGTCTCCCGAGGCCAGTTGAACCGGATCGAATCGAGCCTGTCCATCGAAGCGGATGATTGAGACTGACTGCCTGAGCATCGTCGTCATCGGGATCTTGTTGCCCGTCTTGATGTGCATCAGGATTCCCCATGCCCTCGGGTACGCGCCGATGAATCCGTTTGGATCCCCCACGCTGTTGATGTCGATTCGGGCTTGAATCGGATCGGTGCTTCCGGTGCCTGTGGACACCTGTCCTTTGTTGAAGCTCGTCATCGGTGCTATCGAGAGCGATCCGCCCTCGATATAGCTGTTCTGCGTGTACACCGCCGAAGACACCGACCAAGTGGGAGCTGAACCAGACAGGTTGAACGCCGCCGTGAAGGCCAGATAGTTCTCTACTTCCAGCCCACCGCTGAGATGATGCGAGGTCTGCGACTGAACCGGAGACGACAGCGGAGAGCCGGGATAGGCATCTTCCGTAGTCGAGAACAGGTTCTGGTGGAACAGGGCTCGTCGCAGGATGTTCATCAGATCCCCAGCCACCCGCTTACAAGGCCGCTGGTCCACGATGTGATGTTGAGCCGCATCAGCGGCATCAGCGCAACGGTCTTCGCCTTGCTGCTGTCCGTGCTGGCAATCGTGGTGATGGTCGTCCAGTTAGCGGAACCAGTCAAGCGGCCTTCAAGAGTGACGGTTGCGGTTCCCGCAAACTCAGCCTGAAAGACACCGACGCGCTCATCGACATAGTGATCGAAGGGCGTTTCGAAAGTGACATCCGTGGGAGCTCCCGTCGCGGACTTCGAACCGAGGAAAATGACACGCATGATGATTATCCCTTCAATGGAATGAACTTGACGACAAGACCCGACAGGAACGAGATGACCGCGGCGGCACCGAGCAGCCACGCCTTGCTCTGCTCAAGGTCGCGGACGCGAACATCGAGCCGTTGTAGTTCTTCCTGCTGGATGCGGAGCGAGGTCATCATTGCATCGACCTTGCCTTCCAAACGACCAAGCGCAATGAGCACTTCCTCGTTCACGGCGTGTACTCCGATGCCTTGATGATGTACAGGGTGTTTGCCACCGGAGCCGAGATGTTCGGTAGCGTGAAGTTTGCGCCGCTTCCACCGAAGGTGTACGCAATCTTGGCGAACAACGCGGAGTAGGTAGTGGTGCTGACGGAAGCTCCGTTGCAAGCAAGCCATCCTTTCGGAGCGACCGCGGCCGCGATGAGCTTGACATCACCAACGCCCATGAGTTGGTCGGTATAGGCGCGGATCTCCGACAGGTTGTTGGCTGTCTTGAGCAATCCCGTGGACTGCACGGCTTGGACATTGTTGAGCGGCATGAGGTTGTTCCTTAGCTGTCAGCGATGTAGGTACCAGAAAGATACAGCGAGGCTCCTGCGGTGATGTTTGCCTCGGTTACGACAGCCGATCCCGTAGCTGCACTCTGACGGATGGTCACATAGGTCGGATTGGTCGGGTCGATGAATCCGAGCAACGCGCCCGTCAACCCCGTGAAGTTGTTGAACCCCACGCAACTGACCGGAGCCCAGCCATTTGCTTGGCAGCTGAACGGAAGGCCGCGCACAACGACATTGCCCACACCTGCTCCCTTGGTGTTGACGACAATCGAAATCGTGAACACCACAACGCGGTCGATCTTGATGTACCGCGCGAACCGGGAGGTGTACGAACTGACTTCCGTGGTTCCGAGATACAGCGTCGGCGTGAACTGCGCTGTCTGTAGGCCAGTCAGCGTCAGGTTGTTCATGGCGATATTTGCCGTAGGAACGGCAAATGTGCTCAAGGGAATCGAACTGGCCGCCGTCAGCACCGCAGTTCCAGATGTGTTGGCGTTCAGCAGGCGAAGGTCGCTTCCAGCTCCCGTGAAGCTTGTCTGCTTCAACTGCGCGAATGAGACGGATGCGTCTGCAATCTTCGCGTTGTTGACCGCAAGATTTGCGATCTTTCCCGTCGTGACATTCAAGTCAGCGATCTTGTCCGTTTCGACCGCGCTTGCCGCAAGCTTCGCCGTAGTGACGGCAAGACTTCCGATCTTGTCCGCCGTCACAGCACCGCTTCCAAGCTTGGCTTCCGTCACCGCTGCGTTGTTCAGCTTCGCGGTCGTGACCGCAAGGTTGGCAATCTTCGCAGTCGTGACTGCATCATCGAGGATCTTGGCCGTCTCGACCGCACCGTTGGCGATGTACTGCGCGGTCACGGAACTGTTGGGCAGCACATCAAGCGCGTTGCGGGCCACGCCGAAGTTGCGGATGACAATGTTGTCCGTCCCCGCTGCCGGAGGTGCGGTGAACTGGATCTGCCAATAGGGACCGACTGCAACGATGTCGTAGTTGGTCACAGGCCGCTGGAGAACACCGTTGACTTCAACGATGAACATCGCCGGATCGGTGCAGGTGGGTTCGGGATTTGTCAGGTAGATATCCTCGACAGAACCATCGCCGCTGAAAGACCAGCTCTGCGGAACCGTGAACGCACCGAACAGCGACAGCGAATCGACATACTGCTTGTTCGCCGCATCCGTCAGGTTCGTCGGAGGAGACACACGCTCGATCCGCAGGTTGGTCGCATCCCATGCGGTGCTGAAGAAGTTCTTGCCCATGCCGCCAGCACCTGTGTCCTGCGCTTCCTGCGCGATGAACAGCTGCTGCTTCTGGGCGTTGTTCATGTCCTGTGCCGTGAGCACGGACGCATCGGCAAAGTTGACCTGTAGGCCAGCGACCGTCTTCGGCGTGATCCGCTTGATCTCGATGTAGTCACCCGATGACGGGAAGTTTCCCGCCGTGAAGGTGACGGTCTTCGCCGTCGTGTTCAGCGTGTAGTCGGATGTGAGGGTCTTCAGCACACCATTCACATAGACATAGATGTGAGCGGAGGAGATGTATCCGTCAATCTGCGCCCAACTGAACGGGCCTGCCGTTCCGTTTCCGGTTGAAGCTTGAAATGAGTTGGCCATTACCTACCTCGGGAGTATTGAAGAAGCTCTGCGAACGGCTTTCCGCTTGCCGCTCCAATGACTGTTGCCCTGCGGTGGCGTTCCGCTTCCATAAGGTCTGGGAACTCCTGCATGGTTTGACGGAACGCAGCGTCACGGTACCGCGAGATCAGCTTTCGCAGCATCCCGACGCGGGGTGAGTCGTATCCTTCGACGCTGGTGGGGTCGGTGCGCTGGTAGCCAGACGACTGGATCAGCTGCTCCATAGATTCCCGGAGGGTGCGTCCGCCAAGCCGGACCTGACCCGTCAGCTCCTGCCACCTGTCGTAGGAGTTCTGGCCCTTCCGGTT